TTTCATTGATAGCCCGGTCGAAGACGCGGTTTTCGTTCCGCAGGCGCCGGTGTATGGCGCGCTGCTGTATACGGTCTACATCGATGAGCCGGACATCCGTGGATTCATCGATTCGCCGATTGAAGATCCGCCGGCGCCTGGACCGCCGCCGCCCGACGGCGTGCTCGATGAGGCTGACGTTCCGCCGGTCATCATTCCGCCGGGCGTGCTCGGGCAGATCATTACGTTCGTACCGGAGGAACCGCAACTCATTGAAGGCGTGTTCTCCGATGCGGTGCTCGAGGCCGAACCGACCGCCGATTTCCTGAGCTTTGCTGAGCTTAATCGCCCGCCGGACGATGCGCCGATTCCGCCGGTGGTGGTGACGGTGCGCCGCGGCGGGGACGATCGCCCGGAAGGGCCGCCGGTGCGCATGGAAGTGCTCTCGCCCGAATCGATGCGGCGGCTGCGCGAGCGGCGAGCACGCGGACAGCGGCAAAGCCAGGCGCTCGATTTCACCATCGAGAACGCCTGGCGCAAGCTCCACGGCCTGCCGGAACTCGCCGACCAGGTGGAGCAGATCATTCCGCCGGAGCTGCTGGCGACGCCGGAGCTGATTTCCGAGGATTCGATCAAGGCGCTGCGCGAGCTCCACCAGCAGGTGCAGGCGAAGCAGCGCGCGCACGACAAGATGTTCCGCGAGCCGGCTGCGCCGGAAGACATCAAGGCGAACCAGGATGTCATCATGGCCATACTGGAATGGAAGCGCGGGAACAGGTAAAAAACGGCCCGGTGGAGGGACATCCGCCCGGGCCGACCATCGGAGTAAAGGAAAGCAGCCCGAACCAAGCAACGACCGTTTGCGAAGTGGACGCCTAGATCGGGCAGCAGAATGCTAACCAAGGATGCCGACATGCGCAAGCGGTACGTGCAGGACCCGAAAACGCTGGAGCTGATTGAAGTTTCGACCGACTATCAGGCGCCGGCGGCGCCGCTAGTGATTCAAGACACGATCGCCCCGTATGAATCCCCGGCGAGTGGCCGTATGATCGAGTCCCGGAGCGCGCGGCGGCAGGACTTCAAGCGCACGAAATCGCGGCCGTATGAGGGCTTGGAAGTGGAAAACCGCGAGGCGCAGAAGCACCGCGCGGGCATAGAAACGAAGTTCGAGCAGCAAGTGTCTGATATTGTAGATCGTGAATATTCACGGATGCGCAACGAGCGACCTTCCCTATTTCGCAAGGTCGGTGATTAAATTTTAGGTTACGATGGCGGACAACCAGGAAACGACGCAGCCGGCCGGCACCGAAGCGCAGGACTTCGATACCGTAGCGGACGCCGTCCTCGACAAGTACGGCATCCGGGATACGACCGCGCCGCCGGTCAAGGATCGCAACAAGTCGGCCGAGACGGTAGCGCAGCCCGTTCCTCCGGCGGGGCAAGTACCCCCCCTAGGTCCGCCAGCCAAGCCAGGGGAACGGGCGCGTGACGCGACCGGCCGGTTCGTCAAACAGGATTCATTGGCGTCACTTCCGGCTGAGCAACCCGCTGCGGTAGTCGCAGCCGCAGCGGGCACTGCTCAGAATGCGCCGGACGCATCAGGCGCCGCGATCGCACCCGCCGAGGCAGCTACCCCAGTACCGCCGGAGCAAAAGGCGCCAGGAGGCTGGAAAGCGGCCGGCGAGCACTGGGCCATTTTGCCGCAACCGGTGCGCGACGAAATCCTGCTGCGCGAGCAGCAATTCCACTCCGGCCTGGAGCTCTACAAGGAAGCGGCCAACTTCGGCAGCACCGTGGCGAAGATCGTCACGCAGCCGCAAGTGGCGACCATGCTCCAGCACTACCGCGTCCCCGCGGAGCAGATGCTCGGCGAGCTCGTCGCGGCGCAAGTCACGCTCTCCTACGGCAGCCAGGAAAAGCGCGACACGCTGATTGCGAACTTGATCCGCACGTTCGGCGGCAATCCGGAGAACATCGCCAAGGTGCTCGGCGGCCAGCCGCTCGAAGACCCGCGCACGCTGGAGGCGGAACGCCAAGCCGGCTACTGGCGGCAGCAGAACGAGCAGATGATCACGCAGCACAACGAGCGCATCCATAGCGATGCGCGTAGCGAGCTGGCGCGGCTTGAGGCGGACACGGTCAATTTTCCGCACATCAAAGAGCCGGCGGTGCGCCAAGAAATGCACCGGCTGATCATGGGATCGCCGGACCCGCAAAACCCGATTTCCTACCAAGACGCCTACAACCGGGCGATCTGGTACGTACCCGAAACACGAGCGAAGCTCCAAGCTCAACAGCAGGAGCAGGCGCGCAAAGAAGCTGCCGAAAAAGCCGAGGCAGCGCGGCGAGCAGCCGCAGTCGTTGTACCGCGAGGCGGTAAGCCCGCCCCGAACACGACCGGCACAGAGTCCGTAGACAAACTGATGGACGGCGTCCTGGCCAAACACGGCTACGGCGTGCAGTAGCAGCTTGTCTTGCGGAAATTGACGGCGTTCGCGCCGTCGCTGGCCTTTGCGCGGCCTGTTTAGGAGTTTCAATCGTGCCCAATGCATCCACGAGCGCGTTCGGCGAAGTGTTCGGCGATCTGACCGTCACGACCGCTCGCGCTATCAATCCAGAAACCAATTTCCACGACAACGTCAGTCAACACGTCGCGCTGTACCGCGAGCTGAACGCCCGCGGGCGCAAGCGCATGGATGACGGCGGGCTGGAAATCCGCGAAGACCTGGACTTCACCGAAAACCCGACCTACACCCGCTACTCGGGCGACCAGCCGCTCAACCTGACCCGCCACTTTCCGCTGACCGCTGCGGTGTATCCGTACCGCTCGATCGCCATGCATATCATGTACACCGGCGAAGAGATGAGCGACAACAGCGGCGCGGCGCGGATCAAAAACCTCGTCAAGTCGCGTGTGACGAACGGCTATCGGTCGTTCCGCAACCAGCTCTCGCGCGACTGCTACTCGCTCGGCACGCTGGAAAACCAGATCGGCGGGATGCAGTTCCTGATCTCGGACACCGGCGGCGGCATCGTCGGCGGGATCGACTCGGGAACGTGGTCAGTGTGGAAAAACTACGTTCACGACCTGTCGGCGCTCGGCATCACGCCTTCGGCGACGAACTGGGAAAACGACGTGATGTTGCCGGTGTGGATGAACACGCACCGCGGCGACGATGAGGCGATGATGTGGGTGATGGCGAACGACTACTACAAGTTCTTCGAAGGCTCGCAGACCAGCTTCAAGCGTTATGCCCCGGATGATGACGGCGCGGCCGGTTTCACGAAGATGCTCTACAAGGGCGCGCGCGTCTACCACGACACCGGCGGCTCGGGCATTCCGGCCTCGCGCGCCTACGCGCTCAACCTGGACTACCTGGCGCTCGTGGCGCGCACCGGGCGGGATGTGACGGTGCAGGACGAAAAGGAGTCGTTCAACCAGGACCTGTGCGCAATCCCGATCTTCTTCCGCGGCAACCTCGTGTGCTCGAACCGCTCGTTGCAAGCGGTAATCCTGCCGTAACTGCCGACGATCGAAAAAGGAAAGGAGCAAGCAAATGTTTTATGTCACAAGCGCAATCGTCGTTGGCCAGGGCATCCACGACACCTCAACTGCGAAACTCGCGCGGCTCGGGCAGCGCGTTGACGCATTTGACCCGTACTTCGGCGCCGGCGAATTCGTCTACGGACGAGCGGGTGCGGCGCTCAACATGGGCCAGGTATGCGTGATGGACTCGGCTTTTGTCGCGACAGCAGTTGGCAATACGGCGAACCTCGGGCGGCAGTTGTATATCGCCGCGGCGCCGATGGCGCAGGATGCCTATGGCTGGTTCAACATGTCGGGGACGTACCCGTGGAATTCGACCGCATCGGTCGCGGCCGGAACCACGGTCGGCATTACCGCCGCGGGGCAAGTCGGCGCGAACACCGCCGGCAAGCAAATCCTCGGCGCCGTATCGGTGCGGCCGGCGACTACAACGGTAGTCAAGGCGAATAGCGTCACGATGACCGGCTGGAACGTCGTGCAACTGCCGGACACCGATGGCCTGTTCGTCGGGCAGACAGCGTCGGGCACCGGCATCCCGGGCGCGACAACAGTCAGTTCGATCGACTACGCCAAGAGCCAGGTGACACTGAGCAATAACGCTACGGCGAACGGCACGGTATCGGTCACGTTCACGAACACCGGGTTTAACACGGTGGGCTCGAATCGGCCGATCGCCCAGGGGGCAATTACATGACGGCGGCATAGGAGGCGCTTCGGCGTCTCCTCTTTTTTCTGGAGGTTTCATGCTCGCTCACGATGTAGCAGTTCCCGGTCAGGTGCAGGTTGCGACCGGGATTTTGCTGAAGGAACGCCGGCCGGTCACGGCCTATATCGAGTTCAAGACTGAGTCAGTCGAAGACCCGATCAAGACCAAAAACACCGGCGTGCCAGCGTTCAAGGATATGGACGTGGTCCGCATTTACCACAACGACGGCAAGAGCGTAGCGGAGGCGCGCGCCAAGGATTTCATCGCGCACCTGCGCCGCTACCTGCCGGGCGGGGACTTCCACAAGCCTGGGAACATCGATGTGGATATGTACGGCTTCGCGCAGTACGTGCTGCCGCAGTTCGATGCCTGGAAGGCCGGGCAAGAAGTGCGTCCAGACGGCACGCCGCTGCGCGATTGGCCATTCTTGACGCCGGCGCAGCGCGACACGCTCAACCACTTCAACGTCAAGACCGTGGAGCAACTGGCGGCGATGGAAGAGCGCGCGCTCGCCGGGATCATGCTCGGCAGTCTGGAGCTCCAACAGCAGGCGCTCAATTACCTGAGGCACCGGCAGGACTCGGCGCCGGCGCTGCGCATTACGGCCCTGGAGGAGCAGAACGCCAAGCTCCTGCAGGCGATGGAGGAAATGCGCGCGCAGCTCGAAGCGCTGCAAAAGCCGGCGACGAAGAAGCAGTGACGATCCTTTCGGTGATCTCGGACGTGAACCGGCGGCTTGGCCGCCGGGCGCCGAATACCGCCGTCGGGTCGAGCGACGCGAGCATCATCACAATGCTTGCCTATGCCGACGAGGACGGCCGCGAGCAAGCGATTCGCCGCGGCTGGACGGCGCTGCGGCGAGAGAAGGTGTTCTTCACGATCGCGGATGCCGATCAGGGCGTGCTGAACGGCAGCATCATCGATGTGGCGGAAGGCTATCGCTGGATCATCAAAGACACCTTCTTCAACCGCTCGCAATCGATGCCGGTCTACGGGCCAATGTCGCCGCAGAATTACGAAGCGCGCAAAGCCATCCGCACGAGCGGCCCGTACCTGAGTTTCATGGTGCAGCAGGGGCACCTGATCTTGGACCCAACGCCGGCGGCGATGCAACAGCTCGCGTTCATGTATCAGTCGAAGAATTTCGCCGAGTCGGCGGACGCCAGCGTGCGGCGCAATTCGTTCATGGTTGATACCGATGTTTTCATGCTGGACGAGGAAACGCTCACGCTCGGCGTGCTCTGGCGCTACAAGCAGAAGAACGGTTTCGAGTACGCCGAGGACCAGCGCAAGTACGAAATGCGGCTGCTCGATGCGGCCAGCCGCGACGAAGTTCAGACGACCAGCTCGATGTGGGGCGATAGCAGCAGCGGCGATCCCGCTGACGCAGGGCTGCCGGAGGGCAACTGGTGATCCGCCAAGCGCTCGCCCGCAAAGCGCCGCTCGGCGCCAAGGTATCGAGCGAGCGACCGCTGCCGGCGCCGGTGCTCGGATGGAACGTGCGCGATGCGCTCGCCAGCATGAAGCCAGGCTACGCGAACATCCTCACAAATTGGTTGCCGCTATCGAACGAGTGCATGCTTAGGCGCGGCTCGCTCGATCACGCAACCGGCATGAGTGGCGCGGTGCGATCGCTGCTTGTCTACAGTCCACCGTCGGGTAGCGACAAAATGTTTTCGGCGGTCGGCGCGAACATCTACGCCACGAGCGTCTCCGGGCCGGTCGGCGGGGCAGTGGTGACGGCGCTCAACAGCGCGGATTTTCAGCACAAGAATTTCACGACGCCGGGCGGGAATTTCATGTACGCCTGCAACGGCCTGGATAAGCCGCTGCTATATGACGGAACGATATGGGTGTCGGTGAACGGCGCCAGCACGCCGGCAATCACTGGCGTGGTGACCAGCACACTCGAATCCGTCCACGTTCATATGCACCGCCTTTGGTTCGTGCAGAAGGGCACGCTTGACGCATGGTACTTGCCGCTCGATTCGGTCGGCGGCGCGGCGGCTAAATTCCCGCTCGGCGGCCTGTTCGGCAAGGGCGGGTACTTGGTCAAAATGGAGTCGTGGACGGTGGACGGTGGCACCGGTAGCGATGACCTGGCCGTGTTCATCACGAGCAAGGGCCAGGTAGCGGTGTACCGCGGCACCGATCCAGCTACTGCGGCAACGTGGGCACTGGTGGGCGTCTACGATCTGGCGCCGCCGATCGGCGGCAAGCTCTGCTGCGGCAAACTCGGCAACGATCTGATGATCAACACCGAGGACGGCCTCGTGCCGATGTCGAAATCGCTCCTACAGTCGCGTTCGAACAAGGCGCTCGCGATTTCAGATCGAATCTCGGGCGCGCTGTCGGCCGCGGCTTCGACCTATGGCTCAAGCTTCGGCTGGCAAGTGATTTTCGTTCCGTTAGAGCCGGCCTCGATCCTGCTCGTGAACGTGCCCGTTGCCCCGGGCCTGCAAGAGCAGTACGTGATGAATACCCAAACTGGCGCATGGGCGCCTTTTAGCGGCTGGCCGGCGAATTGTTGGGCAGTGGCGAACGGCGAGCTCTACTTTGGCGAGAACGGCAAGGTCCGCAAAGCATGGACGGGTCGCAACGATAACGGCTCGAATATCGTCGGGCGAATGCTGCTCGCGTTCGATTACCTGGAAGATCGCGAGGGCAAGAAAACCGTCCGCATGGTGCGGCCGGTGCTCAAGTGGGACTCGAATCCGGCGCAATTCAAGATCGGCATTAACGTGGATTTTGACCTGAACACGCTGCCATTGAACGAAGTCAACTTCGCGCCCGGCACCGCGGCGCAGTGGGACGCGGGTTATCAGTGGGATAACGGGGCGCTATGGGGCGGCGATCTGGAAGTCAAATCGCAATGGACGGATTCGGGCGCCGAAGGGTGGGCGATCGCCCCCTATCTGGAAGTGACTTCGCGCAGCTCGGACGTGCGCGTGGTCGCGTTCGATGTGTCCTATGAATCCGGCGGGGTATTGTGATCATTTCGGGCTATGAACCAGTGGTTGGCCGATGGCTTGCGCAGCACTGCGGCGGAACGTTCGTCGCCGGCACCTATCGCACGATCGCCTACCTGGACGAGAACTACCGCATCCTGTCCGCGGTCGCGTTCACCGAAATTGGCGGGGAGCTATGGATTGCCGGGTGCGCGGTGATCGATCCGCGCGGTCGCTCCCGGGCGTGGTTGTGCTCGTGGTTCGACTACGTGTTCGGGCAGCTCGAACGCAAACGCCTACACGCGATCGTGCGCTTCGATAACGAGCGCTCCACGCGGCAAGTGCTGCGGCTCGGCTTCGTGCGCCGCGGCAAGCTCGACGGCTCGGGCGTCTACGTGCTCGATCGTGACAAGTGCAAATTCTGGAGGCAGGCCGATGAAGAGACTGAAGCTCGCCGGGCTGCGTAAGCAAGAGGCGCGTCTCGAAGCGCGCGGGTGCTTCTTCGGCGGCGGCGGCTCGGCGCCGCCTGCGCCCGATCCGGTCAAGACGGCGAATGCGCAGGCAGCAGCGAATACCGAGGCGGCGCGCGTGCAGGCGGCGCTCGATCGCGTCAACCAAGTCACGCCCTACGGCAACCTGACCTATTCCAATATCGGCGACAAGTACACCGCCACGACCACGCTATCGCCGGAACAGCAAAAGCTCCTGGAGACGCAGAACCAAGTCAAGCAGGGCCTTGGCGGCCTCGCGACCGGGCAGATCGGCCGGGTGCAGGATACGCTCTCGCAGCCGTTCCAGCCGAACCTGCCCGATCGCGTCTACTCGGTCGGGCCGATGCCCGATTACCTGCGCGCTTCCGATGTCGGGCCGGCGAACCTGCGCACGAATCTCGATTTCTCCGGGGCACCGGCGCTGCCCGGCATCAACGACTTCTCGAAAGAACGCGACGCCGTCACCAACGCCATGTACGCGCGGTCGGCGGCGCTGCTCGATCCGCAGTACGCGCAGCGCGAGCAGGCGCTCGAGTCGAAGCTCGCGAACCAGGGCATCGCGCGCGGCAGTGAAGCCTACAACACCGACTACGGCAACTTCGCGCGCGAACGCGAATCGGCCTACGCGGACGCGCGCGACCGGGCGCTGCTCGCGGGCGGCGCGGAGCAGTCGCGGCTATTCGGGCAAGGGCTGGCGGCGCGGCAGCAGGGCATCGGCGAAGAGCAGGCTGGCGCGCAATTCCAGAACACCGCGGCGCAGCAGCAATTCCAGAATCTGATGCAGCAGCTCGGCGTGACGAACGCGACCGAGCAGCAGCAAATGCTTGATATGCTCAACGCCGCGAATCTCTCGAACACGCAGCGCGGCCAGGCGTTCGGTGAGGAAAGCTACTTGCGGCAATTGCCGATCAACGAATTGCTCGCCGCGATGGGCAATTCGCAGGTGCAGACGCCACAGTTCGGGCAGACGCCGGGCGCGCAGCCGATCGCGGCGGCACCGATACAGCAGGCGCTCAACCAGCAGTATCAGGGACAATTGAATCAATACAATGCGGACGTAGCTAGCCGCAATGCCAACAATCAGGCGCTTGGCAGCGCGGCGGGTATGGCCGCGATGGGCCTCATGATGGCAGGCATGTTTTGAAGGTATCGGATCACATCCTGGCCTCGCTCGCGCCGATTCCGGTGGTGGATATGGGCGAGCGCGCGCACTTCATCGCCTATCTGGATTTCATGCATGGGACGATGATGGCATCGGGGCCGCTACTCGCCAGCGCTGCTACCCGCGTCGATGGGCGCCTACGTGACTACTACGCCAAGCACGCCGACGAGGAGAAGGATCACGCAGCTTGGCTTGCGCTGGACCTGGCCTACCTTGGCCACAAGCTTGCACCAGTGCCGCAGTACGAGGCCGCAATGCTCGCCGGCGCGCAGTACTACTACATCCGCCACGTTCACCCGGTGATGCTGCTCGGCTACATGGCGGCGCTGGAAGGCAAGAGCACCAGCGCCGACGCCGTGGAGCTGCTGGCGCAGCGCTACGGCGAGCCGGCCGTGCGAACGATCCGCTACCACTCGGAACACGACCCGGAGCACTGGCGCGACCTGGCGGCCGAAATCGATGCGATCGAGGACCAGCGGATGCTCAACTGGATCAGCTACAACGCCATCAACACGTCACGAACATTCTGCGCATTTCTGGAGCGCCTGAAAGGATAGCTATGCCGGGATTCATGCCGATGCAACAGCCGCCGACGCAGGGCGCCATGCAGGGCGGGATGGATAAGCGCCTGATGATGGCGCAGCTACTCAACCAGCAGCAGGCGCCGGCACCGGTGGGCGGGATGCAGGGCGCGACGCCGCCGGCGCTCGGCATCAGCAATGCCGCGGCGCAGGGGGCGCTCGGCGGCCTGATGATGAATCCGCAACTCATGCAGCAGCTTCGCGCATTGCGCTCACCTGGCGGCATGCCGGCGATGGGCGGCGGGGCGCCGGGCGTGCCTGGATTCTAGGTTCCGGTCGACATCGAAAAAGCCATGCCAATCAACTATTACGATCCGCAAGCGGCTGCAATCCAGGCGTTGCGTCGACGTGAGGCAATGGCGCAAATGCTCATGGCGCAGGGCCAGCAGGCGCCGCCTACGCAAGTCGCCCCGGGTGGCATCTCGGTTCGGACACCGGTGCTCGCGAACGTGAATCAAGTCATGGCCGCGGCGCTCGGCGCCAAGGGTATCCGCGATGTGCAGACCGAGGAGCAGGCGCTCGGCCAGCAGGCGCAGGCCGGCATGGAAAACTGGGTGCAATCGATGCCGCAGCCCACGACCGGGCCGAACACGAGCGCGGCCGGGCCGGTTGTGCCGGAAACGGTACAGCCCTCGCGCGCGGACATGAACGCCTGGGTGCTGCGCGGAATGCAGTACGGACCCGGGGCGCAGGCGCTCGGCTCGACCATGCTCACGCAAGCCGGCCGGGCCGAGGACCTGGCGGCGACGCGAGAATTCCAGAAGGAACAGACGGCGACGCAGCGCGAGTTTCAGGCCGGGCAATCGCAGCTCGCGCGCGATGCCGCGGCGGCCGAGGCCGAACGCAATCGCATTGCCCGCGCGGAGCAGGCCACGCAGGCGCAGGCGAGCACCGCTGCGATCGCCGAGGCCGGGCGAGCCAATGCGGCGGCGATTGCCGCGGCGAGCGACGCGACGCGGCGCGACATCGCGGAGCAGCAGACCCGATCGAAGGCGGAGCGCGCGGCGCAACTGCCGACCAATGCGCTTAAGCTTCAGCAGGAGGAATTGGACGCGATCGGCCAGGCATCCGCGATGAACGCAGACCTGGGCGCACTCTCGCAGCAGATCGACCAGGGCAAGCTCCAGCTCGGGCCGGTCGAAAACCTCAAGAGCAAGGGGAAAAACCTGCTCGGGATCAGCGACGAGCAAAGCCGCAACTTCGCGACCTTCAGGGCGAGCCTGGAGAAGCTGCGGAACGACTC